TTTGTCAAAGCTAGGATTGAAAGCGTAGAAATTTTTGCTGTCAAGCATATCCTGAATAAGTCTTAGTCCTTCGCCGAAGCGCTGGTAGTGGACTATCTCACGTTCACGAAGAAACTTGATAGGGTCACGGACATCGGGATCGTCAGCAAGCCTGAGAATGTTGTCGTAGGTCAGGCGGGCTTTTTGCTCAGCAGCAAGGTCTTCGTGTATATCAGCAATAGCGTCACCGGTACTTTGGAATGTTTCCGCAGAAAATGGTACACCAGAGGCGGCTATAGGATAAACGCCTGTAGTGTGGTCAACAAAATAGGTGTCAAAGCCACTGTCTTTTATTTCCTTGAGGGAGAGGTCACGGGTCAGCTGATAGATAATAGTGCCGATCATTTCGATGTGGGCAAGTTCTTCCGTGCCGATATCGTTGAGTATTGCCTGCACCTCACGACAGGGGGCTGAGTAACGCTGATTGAGATAGCGAAGCGCTGCACCAAGTTCGCCGTCAGGGCCACCAGACTTCAAAAAGTTATACCCACTCTAAAACCGCCTAAATACGCCGTTTCAACACAGATAATACATTTCAATACTTGACGTCTTGCGGTCAAAGACAACTTTGTCAACAATAGTGCGCAAAGCGTTGTTCTTTTCCATAGGCGTGGCATTAGGCGAGGTAATGACCTTGAGGACTTCCTGCGCCCTGACTTTCAGATCAGGCAGGCGGTCGGCTGTGTGCTGTGGCTTTGGCGGCTGTGCTTGGCGGAGCTTGCTTTCCAGCTCTGCAATGCTGGCGAGAACTTCTGACTTGTTGTGCTTGTATTCCTCCAGCGTGTCAATGCCGTCTGCATATGCCGCCTTAACTCGTTCGAGCTTCATTCGCTCTCGTTCAAGCTGTGTCTCAAACTTGGACGTGTCTTTCTTTGGCTTGACATGGGATTGGTCAACAAGCTTGTAATCGGTCGCTGTGCCGTCCACAAGCCCCTGTATGTCCTCTATGACCGCCTTATCTATTTTGCCTATAGTGATAGCATGGGACTCCTTACACCGCCCGTGAGCGTACTGATAGCATTGCAGAGTGCCGCTCTTGACCGACGCCATTGTAAGGTTTGAGCCACAAGAACTACATTTCAGCAGACCCCTGAGCATATACTCGTGCTTGGTGGAGCCACTGCGTTCGTATGGTCTGCGAGTCTTTACAGCTTTCTGCTGAGCCTTTTCAAAAATCTCCTTGTCGATAATGGCAGGGTGGTGAGCTTGCGTTACAACAACGTTCTCGGCTACGGCAGAGCGGTAGTGACCCTTTGAGCCACCTCCGCCGGGCGTCCAACGCTGCATACCGATATAGACGGGATTTTTGATGATGTAAGCGATAGTGCGGGTCTCAAAATCATTGCCATGCAGGGTGCGTATGCCCTCAGCGTTCAGCTCACGGGCGATATTGAGGTAGCCCATATCTTGGTTGACGTACATATCAAATATGCGGCGGACTATCTCAGCACCCTGCTCATTGACCACAAATTCGCCGTTCTTCATATCATAGCCCAGCGGAGGTCCCGAAACTTTCAGACCACGCCCGAACTTTTCCGTCATACCACGCTTGACTTCTTCTGCAAGGTTAATGCTGTAATACTCGTCCATTGCCTCTATCATAGCCTCGATAAGCACGGACATTTTGTCGTCGCCAACGTTCTCGGAGATAGAAATGACGTCGATACCAAGCTTTCGGAGCATTGATTTATAGACGATACTGTCCTCACGATTGCGGGCGAAACGGCTGAATTTCCACAGCAGGATTGCGTCAAAGGGTTTTGGCTTGAGCTTTGCTGTGCCGATCATCTGGTTAAAGCCCTGCCGCTTGGCGGTGGAACGTCCCGAAATGCCGTCATCGTGGAAGATAAATTCTTTCGGCACGATATAGCCGTTTTTCTTAGCGTATTCACGAATGAGCTTGACCTGGCTGTCAGGGGACAGCTCTGTTTGCTCTTCGGTGGAAACACGAACGTAAGCCGCTGCGATCTTCATTGATTTTTCCTCCTATTTTCTTGACATATTTAATAATATGCAGTATAATAAAAGGGCAGAATAAGCCCTTTTGTGGTGATTGGGTTTTGTTCATTTTGAGCTGATATTGGTAGTATCCGCTCTGCTCGCCTCTGAGTGTTGGTAGCACTTGGGGGCGAGATTTTTTTTGTCATGTCAGTATTTACAATACTTGCAGGGGATTTTATTTTAACACTCTGCCCTGAGCGTCAGTGAAGTTTCCCTGAAACAAATTTATCATATCAACTATTGCTCCAATAAAGAAACCTCCGAAAGTAAAGAAGTACAGCAAACCTGTGCCAGCTTTGCCTACATAAAATCTGTTCAAACCGCCCAAGCCTAAAAAGGTCAGCAGGCAAAGTATTTCAGCTGTGCTTTTGCTCTTAGGGCTTACCTGCTCAACAGGAGCTTGCGGTGCGACCTGCTGGACGTTTGTAACGTATGTGATGTGCTGAACGATATTGCTGTTATGCTCAACGTGGTTATCAATTTTCTGTGGCTGCGGAAGTTCGTGACCACAATATTCACATACTGCTACGCCTGGTGCGTTTTCGCCTTTACAATTTGGACAAGTCATATTTTT